CACAAATTGAAGAAATTGATGAATCTAACTTTCAAAATAAGTTACAGAAATCAATGACAGAACAAGAATATGAAACCGAATTAGTTAGACAAAAATATTTTACACTTGAAGAACTCGCAAAAGGTAATGCAGAACAATTAGCAATAATTGAACAAGCAAAAGCAAACGAGTTAGGAGTTATCAATAAAAAATACACAGACGAAGAAATAGCAAGGCAAAATACATTAAAGCAAACTAAACTACAATTAGCGGCAGACGCATTTACAGCAATAGCAGGTTTAATAGAATCATTTAATGCACGAGACGAAGCAACGGCACGTAAGCAGTTTAAGGTTGCAAAGGCTTTCAATTTAGCAGCGGCTTTAACCAATACTTATTTAGCAGTAACTTCAGCTTTGGCGATGAGTAAAGAGTTATTCCCTGGTCAAAGATTTGTTGAAGCAGGAATTGCAGGAACAACAGGTTTGGCTCAGGTTGCGAAAATTGCAAGCACCCAATTTGGTGGCAGTGGTGGTAGTGGTGGGAATCCAGACGTTCCAAACCCTTCAAGTATTATCGCACCAAATTTGAACGTAGTTGGAGATACTGGAATAAACCAATTAGCAACCTTACAACAACAGCCAGTTAAAGCATACGTGGTAAGTAACGATATCACAAGCGCACAACAGTTCGATTTGAAAGTGCAACAAACGTCACAATTGTAGTTTAAAAGGTATGGAAGTTTACGAATTAGTAATCAAAGATGAAAAGAAAGATGGTGTTTTTGCCGTTTCACTTGTTGAAAAACCTGCAATGGAAGAAAATTTTATCGCACTTTCAAAAGACTTTGTGGAACTTAAAGCGATTGACGAAAAGCGAATTGTTTTAGGTGCGGCGTTAATTCCAAATAAGAAAATTTACCGTAAAGATAAAGATAAAGAGTTCGAAATATTCTTTTCTGAATCAACGGTAAAACGTGCAAGTGAATTGGTATTTATGCGAGGTCAACATCAGAACGCAACGGAGCAACACGCTGTTAAAGTTGACGGAATGACTATTGTAGAATCGTGGATCATTGAAAATGCCGAAATGGATAAATCTAAATTATACGGTTTTGATTTACCAAAAGGTACGTGGATGATCGCAATGAAAGTTGACAACGATGAAACGTGGAAAAAAGTAAAAGACGGTGAATTAAAAGGTTTCAGCATCGAGGGGTATTTCGCAGAACGTTATGAAATGAGCGCACGTGAAAAGGTAGCAGAATTGTTACGTAAAGAAATCAACTTAGAAACTTATAACGACTACCCAAAACAAGCAACTGAAAATGCAAAGATAGCACTTCGTTGGGTTGAGGAAAACGGTTGGGGTGATTGTGGAACGGCGGTTGGAAAAGCAAGAGCAAACCAATTAGCGAACGGCGAAAATATAAGCCGTGACACTATTGCAAGAATGGCAAGTTTTGCACGACACAAAGAAAATTCACAAAAGGAATTAGGGGACGGTTGCGGAAGATTGATGTGGCTTTGTTGGGGTGGCGATGCAGGTATTGAGTGGGCGCAAAGAAAATTAGAGCAAATAAATAAACAATAATAAAATGAAAACAAGTTTAGAAATTATCAACAAAATGACCGAAAAAGAAGCGGTTAAGTTGGGAATGAATGTAGAGTTGGGTTTGTTGCAAGACGCAATGAAAATGACTACAAGTGCAGATAATTCATTGAAATCAGCTAACGGAAAAGTGAATATAATTTTAGTTAAACAAAAAGAGGCTATCGATGCTTTAGGGGTTGCAAGTTCAGACAATCAAAAAGCATTGAACTTAGTAAATACCTTAATTAAAAACACTAAAGATTTAGGTTTACCAATTAGTGTTGAAAGCCAAAAAATGTTTGAGAAATTATCAGCACGAGCAAAAGAAATTCAAGCAGGAGTTGCGACATTAAAAGCAGTTAAAGTAGTACAAGTAAAAGGATAATATGCCAACAAAAACAACATCACCAAAAGGCGGAAAACGTGGTTGCTTATGTAAAGACGGTAAGTACAAAAAAGAATGTTGCGAGGGCGAATTATCGCAACAAGGGATAGGGTCAACGGTAAGCGGAGGGTCGCAAATAGTAATCAATCCGAGCCAAAACACAACGGTAATAATTCGCTAAAGTGCAACAGAACAAAAGTAGAATAGTTTAATAAAAAAAAGTCAAATGAATTATAAAGAAATAGTAAAAAAGATTTGTGTTGCTTTGAATATCGAAGTGAAATTAGAGCAAATGAAACTTAACGATGGCGTTACGGTAATCGAAGCTGATAGCTTTGAAGCTAATAACGAAATTTTTGTAGTAACGGAAGACGACCAAAGAATCCCGTTGCCCGTTGGAGAATACGTTGTTGAAAACGGAATGCTTTTAATCGTTACTCAAGAGGGTGTAATTGCAGAAATCAAAGAACAAGAAGCACCTGCAGAAGAAGAAATGCCCGAAGAAGAAATGAAAAAAGACGAAGAAAAAATGATTGAAAAATCAGCAGTTAAGAAAACAGTTGAATCAATGGTTAAAGAAACGTTCTTTTCGGAATACGAAGCATTGAAATCTGAAAACGAAGCATTGAAAGTTAAGTTGGCACAAATGGAAGAACCGAAAGCAATTGTTCACAATCCAGAGCCAACGGAAAAAGTAAAGGTAGAAGCACCTAAAAGCACAAGAGATTTAGTAATGAAATTTATAAACCAATAAAATGAGCACAACTTATTTAGCAGTAACCAACGACACAGAACGTCAATTGGCAGTAGTTGAAACCGTAGCGGTAGCAACAACTTTAACCGCAAAAGATAGCGGTAAAGTATTAATATTAAAAGCAGCAGCAGGAGCGCAAATTACTTTGCCTGCAGTAGCAACGTCAGCAGGTTTACGATTCAAATTTATCGTAGGTCAATTATTTGCGACTACTGATTGGACGGTAAAAGCACTTAGTAACGCAATCGAGGGAAGCGTATTAGTTAACGGAGCGCACGTAGCAGGAGTTGACGAAAACACAATTTCTTTCGTAGCGTCAGCAGAATCAATCGGTGACTTCGCAGAATTAGTTTGTGACGGAACAAATTGGTATGTGAACGGTTCAGGTGTAACAGCAGGTTCAATCACTTTAACAGCAGTTTAATAATTTAAAATATTTATAAAAAATGAGTACTACAACATCAGTAACTACCTCTTATTCGGGAGAATTTGCAGGAAAATACATTGCGGCGGCTTTATTGCCCGCACCAACTTTGGCAAGTAATTTAATTACTATCATGCCAAACGTTAAGTTCAAATCGGTTATGAAACGACTTGCAACTGACAAACTTTTATCAAACGCTTCATGCGACTTTAACCCTGCAGGAACGATTACCTTAACAGAAAGAGTAATCCAACCGAAAGAGTTACAAGTTAACAGACAATTGTGTAAAACAACCTTCAGAAATGATTGGGACGCAATCGAAATGGGTTATTCAGCATTCGATGTAATGCCGAAATCATTTACTGATTTCTTATTAGCGCAATACGCAGAAAAGGTTGCTTCAGAAAACGAAGTAAACATCTGGAGAGGTGTTGCATCTAACAACGGAGAGTTTGACGGATTTACAACTTTATTAGCTTTAGACCCTGCATTACCTTCAGGGCAAGAACTTGCATTAGTAGGTGGTGGTTTGTTGTCAACAAACGTTATTGCAGAAATCGGAAAAGTTTTAGACGCTACTCCATTAGCAGTTTCAGCACGTGAGGATTATCATATCTACGTTTCTACAAACGTGTTCAGATTGTACGTTCGTGCATTAGGTGGTTTCGCAACTAACTTAGGAGCAAATGGTATCGACGGTAAAGGGTCAATGTGGTTTAACGGTGGCGCAATTTTACCTTTCGAAGGTGTTAAATTAGCACACGCACCGGGTTTACCTGCATCAACTATGATTGCAACAACTAAAGAAAATTTAGTATTCGGTACTGGTTTACTTAACGATTCACAAGAAGTTAGAATCATTGATACTTCAGAAACTATTGGCGACCAAAATATCCGCATCGTTATGAGAATGACTGCAGGAGTTCAATACGGAATCGTTGAGGACATCGTTACATACAATGTTACTAACTCTGCAAACTAAGAAACTATGTGCGACTTAGCTAACGGAAGACAAGAAGTTTGTAAGGACACAATCGGTGGATTAGAAGCTGTATATTTCATCAACTACGGGGATTTTAACCCCGAAGTTGATGTTACTTATGACGCAGGAAACCCTGATTTGATTAGTGCAATTGCAAACGTAACAGCTTGTTTCAGATTTCAATTAAAAGGAGCAAATAGTTACCAAGAAACTATCACTTCAGATAGAAACAACGGTACTACGTTCTTTCAGCAAGAACTTACTATCACGCTTAAAAAACAAGATGCAAACAGCCAAAAAATAGTTAAATTATTAGCTTACGGCAGACCGCATATAATTGTTAGAGGGCGTGACAATACTTACAGAATCGCAGGACTTAAAAGAGGAATGGATTTAACTGCAGGTACTATCGGAATGGGTACGGAAGCAGGCGATTTGAACGGTTATACTTTGACATTTACGGGAATGGAAGCATTGCCAGCGAATTTCATTAATTGTTCAACGGAAGCAGGTTTATTAGTTGACTTAACGTCTTTAGCTTCTTTCACAACATCTTAGAATTTTGTTTGATTGTCTCCATAATAAGGGGTTGCAGAAATGTAACCCTTTTTTTATGCAACAGTTTTCTACTTTAATAGTTTTATAAATATGAATGTTTTACAAGTAAGTGCATCGAGTCAAATATTGAAATGTGCGCCACGTAGCACAACGATAACAAGTATTGTAGTAATCGACCAAGAAGCAGGAACAAGCGCAACTATTAACGCACCCACGATAATTGACTACGGTTATTATATCGGAGTACAAGCGGTGTATTCGTTAAAGGCAGGACGTTTTTATATCGTTCAACTTTACAACCTTACTAACTTTTTAGGAAGCGAGCAGGTTTGGTGTTATAAAGCAGGGTTGCAAACTGACGAACATTCAAGTAATAATGATTTTGTGATGTTATGAATATAGACGTAATAAATTTGGCGCAATACGAAGCACCGCAAATAATAGAATCTAAACAAAAAGGTTATGTAACTTTTGGCGAAAACAATAGTTACTTTCAGTTTCTTATTGACCGTTATAGAAAATCGGCAACTAATCAATCTATTATAAACAACGTTACACGCTTAATGTATGGTAAAGGATTAGGAGTAATTGATGCGAGCAGAAAACCAAGCGAATACGCTCAAGTGATGGCTTTGTTTAATAAGGATTGTTTGAGAAAACTTTGCTTTGATTTAAAGACATTAGGTCAATGCGCTATCCAAGTACACTACAACGAGAAGCACGATAAAATACTAAAGGCGTTTCATATTGATATGAATCTTTTAGCGCCTGAAAAATGCGACGATGAAGGGAAAATTAACAATTGGTATTATTCAAATAATTGGGAAGATATTAAGAAATTTCCACCTAAGAAATTTGCTACATTTAAAAGTTCAAATGATAAAATTGAAATATTAGTTATTAGACCTTACGCAATCGGAATGAAGTATTTTTCTTTGCCAGATTACGTTGCAGGAACGTCTTATGCGTTACTTGAAGAAGAAGTAAGCGATTACCTTATTAACGAGGTGCAAAACGGTTTTAGCGGTACGAAAGTAGTAAATTTCAATAACGGACAACCTGACATTGAAACACAAAATTTATTACAATCACAAATTAAAAACAAGTTAACGGGTAGCAAAGGACAAAGAGTAATCGTTGGGTTCAACAACAATAAAGAAACAGCAACAACCGTAGACGATATCCCTTTGAACGATGCGCCAGAACATTATCAATATCTTTCAACTGAATGCGAACGTAAAATTATGGTTTCGCACTCCATTACAAGCGGTTTGTTATTAGGATTAGGAAGTGCTAACGGTTTCGGTAGTAATGCAGACGAATTGAAAAATGCTTTTGTATTGTTTGATAATATGGTTATTAGACCGTTACAGCAACTTTTAATAGACGGTTTAGAACAAATAACATCGTTCAATGGAAACACCGCTAAATTGTTTTTTAAGACTTTACAACCTTTGGAGTTTACTGATTTGGAAAACGTACAATCGAGCGAAGATAAACAAGAAGAAACGGGAACGGAATTGAGTAAACAAGAAAGCGAAGACGATAAAGTTGCACAAGCGTTAATTGATTTAGGCGAAGATATGCCAAGCAATTGGGTATTGATTGACAGCTACGAGGTTGACTATGAAAATGACGATTTAGACGATGCCGAAATTGAAGCATTAAACAATAAAAAACCGAGCTTATTAAGTCAAGTTTACAATTTTGTTTCAACTGGAACTGCAAACCCAAGAGCAAAAAGTGAACAAGACGCAAAAGTTGACGGAATTAAATTTATGGTTCGCTATACTTATGAGGGAGGATTAAGAGATAATTCAAGAGAATTTTGTAGTAAAATGGTAGGAGCAAATAAGCTATATCGAAAAGAAGATATTATAAGAATGGGAGCTTTACCCGTTAATGCAGGTTGGGGACCACGTGGGGCAGATACTTATTCTATATGGTTGTATAAAGGCGGTGGAGCGTGCCACCATAAATGGATGCGAAAAACGTTTGTTGCTTTTGATGAAAAAAGTGGTATCGACCCGTTGAGCCCGAAAGCGAAAACGATTTCAACTAACAAGGCAGAAAAAGCAGGTTATCGAGTTCGCAACCCGAATTTAGTAGCGGTTCGGCCAATTGATATGCCAAACAAAGGATTTTTACCTAAATAACAAGAAATGGCAGAAGCACTAATTATAACAAGGGACGACGTGGTTAAATTCACGTCTTTAAACGGAAACGTTGACCCCGACAAGTTTATTCAATATATTAAAATTGCGCAGGATATTCACGTTCAAAAGTATTTAGGAACGGATTTACTTGAAAAGATAAAAGCGGATATTATTGCAAATACTTTGGGCGGTAACTATTTGACACTTGTTAACACGTACATTAAACCGATGCTTATTCATTGGGCAATGGTTGAATATTTACCGTATTCAGCTTATACGATAGGTAACAAAGGTGTTTACAAACATAACGCAGAACAAAGCGAAAACATCGACCGTTTAGAATTATCTTTACTTATAGACAAACAAACGCAAACGGCAAACCATTATAGTAGTAGATTTGTTGACTATATGTGTTTCAATCAAGCGTTATTTCCTGAATACAACAGCAACAGTAACGGCGATATTTATCCGAGTTCAGATACTAACTTTACTAATTGGGTTCTATGAAAAAGCGGTCAAAAAAGAACATTGAAAAATTAATGGTTTTCCTTCAACAAATCGAACAAGAAAAACCAAAGGAAAAGAAATGAGTTACTTCAAGATACTTGACACACTTAGAGCGCAGTTACAAGCGACTAACCTAATTTCCACAATTACGGATGGGCAAATTAGTGATATTGATTTAGCGAAACAAACGATTTTCCCTTTAGCGCATATTATTATAAATTCAGCAAGTATTGAAGGTAAAATGCAACGCTTCAACATTACTGTTTTAGCAATGGATATTTTAGACAGTAAAGAGAAATACGACCTTGAACCGTCTATAATGAATGCAATGTTGCAGGCACTTAACCGAGTTCACGACATAATGAAAAGAGGGGATTTAAACCCTGACTATATTATGATGGACGGCGATGCTACCTTAGAACCGTTTACAGATAGATTCGAAAATAAGTTAGCAGGGTGGGCAATGACATTCGATGTTATTATGGTTTCTGATATGACTATTTGCGATACTGGTTTCACAAGTGGTTGTCCGAATGTAACGGTAACAGATGGCGCAAGTTCGGTGCAAGTTTTAGCAGGTGGAACTTACACTTGTTCTGGAGGAGCGGTTGTTGTAAGCAATTCAAACGATAGCTATTTAGTAACGACAAGCGCAAATTTAGAATTACCAAATACAACGGTTAACGTTTATGTTGACGGAACATTAAATCAAACGGGAACTATTGTAACTTTAGACCCAAATCAAACAATAAATATAAGCGCATGAGTTTAGATATAAATTTAACGGGAGTTGAAAAGACCTCGAATAAGAAAACAACTTTAACTGATAATTCAGATACATTTTACCCTACTCAAAAAGCGGTAAAAACGGCAGTTGATGCGAAGTTCAATACACCAACGGGAACGACAGCGCAGTATCTTCGAGGTGATGGAACGGTAGCAACGTTTCCAACTATTCCAACAGCTGTTACAAAAACAAGTGATTTAACAAACGACGGTGAAGACGGTGTAAATCCATTTATTACGGCTTTAGATATTCCAACGGCAGGTCAAGCAGGTACTATTGTTCGTGAAGTCAAAAATATGACGGGCGCAACTTTAACAAAAGGAACCGTTGTTTTTATTTCGGGTGCAAATGGAAATAAACCAATCGTTACAAAAGCTTTGGCAGTAAGTGATGCTTTGAGTTCAAGAACGTTCGGATTATTGCAATCAAATATATTAAACAATGGCGTTGGATATTGTGTTGTAATTGGTGATTTGAGCGGTTTAGATACTTCAGCATTTACTGAGGGCGCACAATTATACCTTAGCGGAACAGTTGCAGGAACGTTTACAGAAACAAAAACTTTAGCACCTACGCATTTAGTTTATGTTGGTAAAGTAACACGTTCACACCCAACGCAAGGACAAATCGAAGTTCAAATACAAAACGGTTACGAACTTAACGAAATCCACGATGTCGCTATTTCAAGCGTTGCAAACAATCAAACTTTGGTTTATGAAAGCGCAACAACACTTTGGAAAAATAAAGCGTTAACAGCTTCGGACGTTGGAGCGGTTGCAACTAATTCAGCAATTACTGGAGCAACAAAAACTAAAATAACTTACGATGCAAAAGGACTTGTAACAGCAGGAGCAGATTTAACAAGTAGTGATATATTAGGTTTTTTAGGTTGGTTTAAAACAACTGTTACAACGAATTACAGTGTAACTGGCACAAGTGGTGAAACTATGATTTTACCGTCAACGCAAGTGCCTACTTTGAGCAATGGCACTATATTTAAAATTAACACTTTAAGAATTTCTAAAGGTTTACTTTCCGGCTCTACTATTAGAGCTTATCTAAGCCCTAACAGTAATAATTTAAGTGGAGCGTTACAAATACTATCAACTGGTTCAGTAATTGTAGCAGGGACAAGGTTAGCGACAATTAGTAGAGTGTTTGAGATTGAAGGTGGTAACATTAAAGGATTAAACGCGTCTACTGGAGTAATCAATGACAATGGTACAAGTACAGTTGCAGGATTAGACGCCGCGCTTCCTGCAGGAACTTTATATCTAATTGTAACAGTTACCAACAGTTTAAGCACTGAAACAACTACACAAGAACTTTTAGACATCTCTAATTTTTAACTATGTACACAATTATAGATACTACAACAAACAGATTGTTTTTTGTGAAATTTGACAATGAAGTCTTAGAAGGTCAAGTAGCAATTACTGAAATTTGCACAATTGACAATCCTGAATTTAAAGATATTTATTATAATTTTGAAACTAAACAATTTTACACGAAATGATAAAAGACGGCTTAGAATTACTAAAAAAATACGGTGCAAAAGATTTGTTTTTTGTTGTTGCAATAGTGTTTCTTTACAATATGAATGCAAAGAACGAATTGAAAATTGAAAACATTGAAGCTAAATTATACGACTGTTTAGAAGACAAATCGCAAATTAATCGAAGTGTAAAACAACCTATTAAAAACAATTACCCACTAAT